TCGGTTGCTACGGTCCAAGGCGTCAACCCGCAAGCCATGCTGCGCTGGTCGGACGATGGTGGCCACACTTGGTCAAACGAGCACTGGCGCTCGATGGGTGCTATTGGTCAGTACGGCTACCGCACCATCTGGCGGCGGCTGGGCATGACCGAGAAGCTCCGGGACCGGGTCTACGAGGTCTCAGGCACTGACCCGGTCAAGATCGCCATCATGGGCGCTGAATTGTTCATCACCCCGACCAATGCTTAATCTTACCCAAGTCCCGGCGCCGCGTGTGCCTCTCGTTGATGAGCGCACCGGGCTGGTGTCAACGCAATGGTTTCGGTTCTTCAACGGGCTGTACGCAATTGTTGGGGAAAACCAGAACACCATCCAGCCAGTCAACGGCGGCACGGGCGTGTCTGCCATACCGACGAATGGCCAACTGCTCATCGGCAACGCTGTCGGGTACACACTCAACACACTGACGCCAGGCGCTGGCATTGGGGTGACCAACGCCGCTGGCGGCATCACCCTTGCCAACACGGGCGTTCTGTCTTGGTCTGGCGGCGTCACCGGCCTGACTCCGGCTGCGCCAACCACCGGCAACGTCACGCTCTCTGGCCTGCTCAACGTTGCAAGCGGCGGCACGGGGCAGAGCACCTACACCAACGGCCAGCTACTGATCGGCAACACCACAGGCAATACGCTGGGCAAGGCAACGCTGACAGCGGGCAGCGGTATTGCCATCACCAATGGCCACGCCTCAATCACCATAGCCTCAGACAAGGCATACGGTTCGTTTTACGATACCACGACCCAATCTGCCGCCGCCCTTACAATTAAAGCAATTACGTTCAATTCGACAGAGCTATCGAATGACGTATCTATCGGGACGCCAACGTCTAGAATTGTTGTAACTAGGGCAGGCATCTACAACATCCAGTTTAGTGCAGAAATATCAAACCCTTCTTCTCAAATTGATGATGTAACTATTTGGCTTCGGCAGAATGGTGTAGATTTATCCAACTCTGCTGGTATTGTCGGGACTCCACCAAAGCACGGGGGCGTCAATGGGCATACCATCATTGGGTGGAATTACATTTTGCAAGCCGCTGCCAACGATTATTTTGAGTTGTATTGGATTACCGACAACGGTACGACTCAAATCTTGACCTATCCGGCATCTACAGTGGCTCCGATACATCCGCAAGCGCCGTCGATGATTCTGACCGTACAACAGGTATAACATGAGCGCAACTCTTTCTCCCCCTCCAAAGTTGCAGTTCTTCACTGCTGGCGGCATCCCGCTGGTCGGTGGGCACCTGTACACCTACGCGGCAGGCACCACCACCCCCTTGGCAACCTACACCGACGCTAGCGGCACAACAGAAAACCCGGTGGACATCGAACTAGATGCTCGAGGTGAAGCGCCCAATGGCGTGTGGCTGAACGGCGCATCGTACAAGTTCGTGCTGGCGTCTGCTGACGCTCCTGCGGTTCCCATCTGGACCGTCGACAACATCAACGCGCAAGAGGCTATCAACGACCTGCTTGCGTTTGAGGCACTGCTGGCCGGCAGCACAGGCTCGACTCTGGTTGGCTTCACCCAGACCGGCCCAGGCACCACGCGCACGGTCCAGAGCAAACTGAGCGATTCTTACAGCGTGGCCGACTTCGGGTTCTCCACCAGCGCCAGCGCCGCCGCCAACACCACTGCGTTTGCCAACGCTTGGAACGTTTCTCGCCAACTGACCATCCCGGCAGGAACCTACAGCGTCACCAGTCTGCCCAACTTTGCAATCCTCGGCGCCCGCATCCAGGGCATTGGGCGGGTTGTGCTCAACATCACCGGCGCTGGGCCGGGGCTGGTTGTTGATGCTGGAGCGACCGCAGGCGTTGTCGTTCAAGACATCGTCATCGACAACTTGACGATCAATTGCACTGGCGCGGCGACCATCGGCGTCTTCATCCGGGGCATCACGCACAGCCAGTTCAATCGCCTGCGGCCTATCAATTTTCCCGCCTACGCCATGCTGTGCCAGTTTATGGTGTCCAACTCGTTCTACGACTTTTGTCATTCGGGCAACGAGCCCGGCCTCGTCACGCCGTCTGTGATTGGTGTTGGTCTTGGCTTGCGCAACGCCAATGAACAATGCTCCAACTGCACTTGGGTCAACCTCATCATCGAGGGCACCAGCGGCAACGGGTTGGTGCTGGATGAATGCGCCGCAAGTGTTTTTGTTGGCGGCACGGTTGAGGGCAATGGTTACACCTCCGGCTACGGCGGTATCCTCATTGGGCCTAATAGCATTGATAACACGTTTATCAACATGGACCTTGAGGCCAACGGTATTCTTGGAGACGCGACAACGTTTCATGTCAAATGCGCTGGTATAAGAACTTCTTTTGTAAACATCTTTGCCGATGATGGCCAAGGTTATGTAGCACCGTCAACGGCGGGCAGTCCACTAATATGGATATATGGCGGCAACAGCACTGCGTTTTTTGGCGGCAGTATTGATACGTTGAAAATTGATGCTGGCGTCAAGAACACAGTCACCAATTCTTTGGCGTACAACCTTAACGGTGCGGGCACCATTACCGACGCTGGCACCAACACCCGCCACATCCAACTCTTCAATGTCAACAGCGCAACCACGCTGCCCGACTCCTACGTCACCAAAAGCACTTGGACACCGGTTGCAACCAATCTGACGATTGTTGGCACACCGACCTATGTCGGCACCTTTGAGCGCATTGGTGACTTCGTCAGCTTCACGATCCGCGTGACCAGCACCACCAGCACCGCAGCGACGGCGGGTACAACCTCTTTCAGCACGCCCACCTCGACCGTGGTGGCTGGCACTTGCGTTGCCGCATCGAACGTCACGGCACTTGGGTTCGGCACCGGCCTGGTCAACAGCAACGTCATCTATGTGCCGACCTGGGCGGCAAGTGCCGACGTTGTCATCACTGGTCAATACTTCGCAGCATAAGGAGCCAACATGGCCGGCGTCAAAATATCAAACCTTCCTGCTGCTGGTGCAATCACCGGCACCGAGCTTGTCGCAGTGGTGCAGGGCGGCGTCACCAAGCAGTCAACGGTTACCGCCACGCAGACCACCGTATCTGGCGGCACTACCGGCCTGACCCCGGCGACCGCAACTGCTGGCGCCGTTACGCTTGCTGGCAGGTTGGCAATCGCCAACGGCGGCACAAATGCCACTGCCGTGCCAACGGCTGGAACAGTCCCATACGGCACCGGCACAGCCTACGCATTCTCTGCTGTCGGCACCTCGGGCCAGGTTCTGCAATCGAACGGCGCAAGCGCCCCGACTTGGGCGACGGTAATCGGGACTGGCACGGTCACCAGCGTAGCGGCCACCGTGCCGGCGTTTCTGAGCGTTACCGGGTCGCCAATCACTACCGCTGGAACGCTCGCCCTCGCCTACTCCGGCACAGCAATCCCGGTGGCCAACGGCGGTACAAACGCCATTACCGCCAGCATTGCATCGTTCAACAACATCACTGGCTACACGGCGGCGGGCGCGACGGGCACCACAAGTACCAATCTTGTGTTCTCAGAGTCTCCTTCGCTTACCGGCACTGTTGCCATTCCGACCAAAGTTCTGGTGGGTGGGCCTACGTCTAGCGCAAGTGCATTTGGCGTTCAAGTGTTTGGGGCTGCTACTACGTTTGCACCCAGCATAATACAACGAGGCTATTCCGACACCGCTGCCAGCGCTGCCGTATATATTCTTAAAACTCGCGGCACAACGGCTACGTCCACCACTGCGGTGCAGCAAAACGACTCGCTTGGCGCGTGGTTGTTTGGCGGCGCAGATGGCACAAGCAATCAATTCCTAGCCAACATGTCGGTGTATGTTGACGGTGCGGTGTCTGCGGGAACTGTCCCTACAGCCTTCTCGTTTGCCACCGGCACCAACAACAGCACCCTGCCGCCAGTGGCTAGGATGCAGATCAGCAGCACCGGCAACATCGGCTTCAACAACGGACAACCCGCTGTCTGGGGCACCAATGCTGAAAAAGTTATTGGCATTGGCAACGGCACCGCACCAACAACCTCCCCGGCAGGCATGGGCCAACTCTACGTCGAGGCTGGCGCTCTCAAATACCGGGGCTCATCGGGCACCGTCACCACGATTGCAGCGGCATGAAGGTGACCTACGGTCCAGAGTTCTTTGCCATTGCGAAGAACACTCCGTCGAAAGTCAAGTTTCGACAGAACATTCTGACCGTACAGGAAGGGATGCAGAAGATGATCGCTGACGGCGACATGCCTGATCGGTTGCCTGACTGCACCTTGACGCACACTTTCTCGCCCATGCATGAAGAGTACGGGTGCCGGACCTACGCCAGACAGATGTTCATCCCGCAAGGGACGCTGATTATCGGAAAGATCCACCGGCACCAGCACCTGAACTTCATCATGCAGGGCAAGGTATCGGTCAGCACTGAGTTTGGCAAGAAGTACTTCGAAGCGCCCTGCACCTTTGTCTCTGAAGAAGGGCTGAAGCGAGCGGTGTACGCGGAAGAAGACACGATCTGGGTGACGGTTCATATGACCAAGCACTCAGAGCTAGACGCGATAGAATCAGAACTCATCTCGCCAACGTACGATGAGATGGGCCTTCTGGGCGACATAACGGAAAAGGTGGCAGCATGACTTTCGGCATTACTGCGGGCATGGGCATGGCGATCATGGGCGGCAGCGCCCTTGCGGGCGGCTTAATTTCGGCCAGTGGCGCTCAAAGCGCCGCACGCACTCAAGCCGATGCGGCCAATCGCTCCGCTGATCTCCAGAAGGAGATGTTTGACGAACAGAAACGTCTCTCAGAACCGTATCGCCAGGCTGGCCTGATTGGCCAGAACCGGCTGATGGAGATGCTAGGGCTAGGCGGTGACACAGGCGCAGCAGGGTATGGCAGGTACGCCAAAGACTTCAGCATGCAGGATTACCAGCAAGACCCCGGCTATGCCTTTCGGTTGAGCGAGGGGTTGAAGCAGTTGGGTAGTCAAGCCCGCGCCCAAGGCGGCGCTGGTGGTGGCCGCACGATGATGGGGATGCAAAACTACGCCCAAGGTCTTGCCTCGCAAGAGTACGGTAACGCCTTCAACCGTTACCAGACCAATCGCGCCAATCAACTCCAACCGCTTGGCAGCTTGATGTCGTCTGGTCAGGCAGCAGCAGCGGGGCAAGCCGCCCAAGCAGGCCAGTACGGCACCAACGTGGGCAACCTGATGGGCCAGGCAGGTCAGGCCACCGCCGCTGGGCAGATGGGCATGGCCAACAGCATAGGCAATGCGTTGGGCTCGATGGGCAGCATGTACCAGAACCAGCAGTTGATGAACAAGTTCTTCCCGTCTAGCGCCGCCGCGCCAGTAACTATGGGCAACGCCGGGTATGGCGACTACACTAAGATGGGAACTTGATCATGGCTGACCTGAATGCTTTGATCGCGCAGGGGGCAAAGTTTGACATGCCCAGCCCCATCAATCAGATGGTTCAGATGCAAGCCCTACAGCAGGGGCAGCAGCAGAACCAGATGAACCAGATGAAGATGCAGGAGGCCCAGCGCGGGCAGCAGGAGATGAACGCGCTACGCGGCGTCATGATGCGTCCCGGCTTCGATCTTTCTACACCTGAGTCACAACGGGATGTGTACAACGTAGCGCCAACGCTTGCCGAAAACCTCATCAAGGGGCATATGGGCAACGTAAAGACCGGCGCTGAAGTTAAAAATCTTGGTTTCACAGGCCAAGAAACGCAAGCAAAACTGGCCCTAGAAAAGCAAAAGCATTTGGGACAGATGTACCGCGACATTAGTAGCCGCCCATCTGACGCCAACATTACCGCCCACGCTGAAGATGTGGACGCATCGCCGTTGTACACGCCCGAAGAAAAAGCAACGGTGAACGCCAGAGCGCAACGCTTGCTAGCGATGCCGATAGCTGACCGCACGGCAATGTTGTCGCAACAAGGCGTTAGCGCAGGCGAGTTGTCAACAGCGGCTACTGCCAAAGCTGGGCAGGGCGTCACCATGCGCGGTCAAGACATTGTTGCAGACACAGCGGCTGCGGGGCAACGATCCGTAGCAGATACGGCGGCTGCGGGGCAACGCGTTACCGCACGAGGTCAAGACATTGTTGCAGGGACTGCGGCTGCGGGGCAACGCGTTACCGCACGAGGGCAAGACATTGGCGCCGCAACGGCTAGGGCTGCGCAAACACAAGCACTTGATCTTGCCAATCGACCTGTCTTTAACGAAGCAGGTCAAGGGTTTGTTTCCCGGCCTACTGCGGCGCAACCGGCGGGCGCGTTTACGCCGTTGCCTGGAGTTAAGGCAAGTCAAGATCAACGGGCGGCGCTTAAGGCATTGAAAACGGCAGGGTACGATCCAGAAACAGGCACAGACAACATCTCCAAGTTAATTTCTGAGTCCACTAGCGGCGGTTTGCAAGCGGCATCGGCAGGCGCGTTAGGCTTCCTTTTTGGCTCATCTACGTCGGGCATGAAAGCTATCAGCGCATTAGCAGGAACGGCTAATCAAATTGCTCTTGACCTAGTGGGTGGAAAACTTGGCGCGGGCATATCCAACGACGACCGCAATTTCATTGCCTCCGCGTTGGGCGATGTTGCAAACCCATACAAAACTGCTGAAGAACGCCTTGCGGGTTGGACTGCGGCTAAGGACCGCATGGTCCAATCCGGCATGATACCGCCACCAAATAAGCCTTCGCTTGGCGCGCCCACTCGCGCAAACGCCGCTAAAGGCGGGTGGGGTCAAATTCAGGTGGTCACTCCATGACGACATACCGCATCTCGGCGCCGGATGGCCAAACGTATCAAATTGAAGGCCCGGAAGGAGCCACGCAAGATCAAGTCAAAGCGGAGGTGATACGCCAAAATCCGCAATTGTCTGGCGCCGCTCCAGCCCCAGCGCCCACTCGCGGCGCTGCAATGGATAAACCTTCGCCCCAATTTGCCAACCCACTGATGGCTTTGGCAGGGGCGTATTTGAAGCCTGCGATTGAAGCAACGCCTAGCAGTGCGGGAGGCTTGTTGCGCGGGATAGGGCAGGCCATAACAAGCCCGGTTGAGACAGCGTCTGGTTTGCTCGACATTGCCGCAGGTGGTCTTCAAAACGCATTGCCAAAGCCAGTGGTGGACTTTGTCAACTCGTTCTCTTCCAACCCTCAAAACGCTCAACGCGCTGTTGCCGCTGCCAATCAATTTGGCGGCGCAATGAAAGATCGGTACGGCTCGTTAGCTGCCCTTGAGCGCACGTTTATGACCGACCCCGTAGGGGCAGCGGCTGACCTATCCACGTTGTTTGGGGTTGGCGGCGGTGCGTTGAAGGCCGGCGCTCGATTGGGTGTGCCAGGGCTGCGTGCAGCAGGTGAAGGCGCCGCTGCACTTGGTAGAGTCACCAACCCACTTGCGCCGGTTGCAGCCGCCATTGAAAAGGTCGGCCCGGTGCTTGGCAAAGGCGCAAGCAGCCTCATGGCTGTTGTGTCGCCGGAAAAGCTCAAGTACAAAGGGCTTGCGGCAGCACTCGACAACAACCCGGTGCTGATGAGCGAAGTCATGGATTTGCTCAAGCAGGGCAAAACCATACAAGAAGCCGCCGCTATCACTGGTACGCCTGGCCTTGCCGCGTTCACCAAAACCGCCAGCAACGCATCGACCGAAACTCAGCGCATGTACAACGCGTTGGACGCGGAGCGTAGATCGTTGCAGGCCAATCAATTGGCTGGCGCTCAAGCATCTGCAAACGCGTTGACTCAACAAGCGTTGCCTACTGCTGCCGCTGGCCTATCAGCCCCGCGCAAAGCAGTGTCGCAAACTTTGGCTGGCGAGCGTGCTGCCCTGCAAGGGCAAGAAGCAACTCAAACTGCCGCGTTGACTGGGCAAGCAGAAGCCGCTGCGGCCAGACTGGCAGAACAGCAGACCGCTCGTACCGGTGTGCTAACGGCAGAACAGCAAGCCGCAGAAGCCGGCCTAGCGCAGCAACGCGCCAACTTGCACAAGACTCTGCCCGACATTGACCCCAGCGAATCGGGCGCGGTGCTTGGGCAAACCAAAGAAAGACTGCTGAAGGAAACCCAGACTGAGGTCACCGGGCCGGCGTACAAGAAAGCGTTTGAACTTGCGCCTGAACCGTTCAACATCCAGAGTGTTGTCGACAAGGCCAAGGCGCTTGGGCAAGACCTGTTGTCGGTGCTGGCGCCAAACACGGTGCCGAGCGAACTGAGCCGCATTCAGCGGGTGTTTCAGCCGCCTGCGCCCCCTACGCCCGCACTAGGAGGCGGCAAGGTCTCATCGGGTATCAAGGCTCCTGCGCCAGAGACGCCGCCAGCTATGGCCTCGTTGGAAGATGCCGCTACGGTCAACCGGGCGCTGTCGGCAGCGTATGGAAAGCTGTCAGGCGCTCTCCCCAGCGACACGGCAGCAACGGCGCTGCGCAACAACATCAACACAATTCGCGGTGAGTTGAACGCAGCCATCGCACGCGGCGCCCCCGCAGAAGCAGTGGATGCGTACACCGCCGCAAAGCAACTTCACACCACTGAGGTTGTGCAACCGTTCTACACGGGCAAGCTCTCTACTACCGACCGGGCTAACCGGTTGGGACAGCCCCAACTGCCAGCAGAACAAATAGTGCCCACGGGCATTAGCAGCATCCAAGAGGCAAAAGCATACGTTCGCACGTTTGCCCGCGATCCGGCAGCGATGGAAGTTCTCAAGAACGGCATCTTGGATCAGGTCCGCAGAGATGTCAGCAAGGTCACTGGCGCGGGCGTAGAAGTGTCCGCAGACAAAGCGAGGCAATGGTTAGCCAAAAACAAAGAAATTGTTGACGTATACGACAACGCAGGCATGGGGCTTCGCTCCGAGGTCGACCGTATCGCTAGCCAGGCGCAAGGATTGAAAATTGCCGCAGAAGGCGTCGAGGAGGCAACGAAGGCCATCCCCAGCAAAGTAAAGGCCGAGTTCACACCCGCAACAGAAGCATTGGCAGCGCAAGAAGCTAACATCAAACCGTCGGTCATAGCGCAGTTTGCTGAAGAAAACAAAGCGTTGCAGCTTGCTTCAGACACTTTGAATTTCAAGTACGTCAAAGACCTGCGCCAGAAAGTAGTGTCAGACCCGATGACGGCTGACATGGCGCTGAGGCGCATGGACGCGCCGGCCAAGTCCGCACTGGCGCGGGGCGTTATGCAAGACGCGGCGGCGCTAAAAGATGGTGCCAAGATACTGGACCACCTTACCACCAACGAGGCCGGCATCATGCGGGTGCTCAAGGCAAGTGAGCCGGAAACCGCTGCAAAGACGTTTGCCGCCATGAAGGACGCCGCTGAAACTTTGCAATTGGTGCAGGAAACAAGCCGCAAATTGCCAACCAACGTCATGGCGTCAGCCAAGAACCTTGACAACCTTACGCAAGGGTCGCCGGAAATCCGCGCAGTTGTGGCAAACATTCAAGCGCAATTGGCGGCAGGCGCAAAGTTTGAGGAACTTGCAACCCAAGGTGGTAAGGCAGGCACGACAGCCGCGCGGTTGTTCAAAGCAGAAGTGACGCCGCACGTTTTCCCGCTGAACAAAGTCATGTCGATTGTCAACGCGCTTATGGGTCGACTTGAAGGCCGCATAGACAAGAAGTTGGCGGTGCAAATCGCCAACGAGTTGTCCACATCTAGCGGCGCCGCAGAAGCACTAGCCAAAGCGCAAGCCACCCGCGCCAACATTGGTGCTACGTCAAACAAACTTGGCGCCGCGCTTAGAAGCCCGGTTGCGCCTGCCGTTGTGTCCGTAACCAACGCGCTTGCCCCATGATGCCCCAACTGCCCGCCGACAAAGCCAATCACTTCTTCTACGGCGCGCTGATCTTCCTAGCCGCCCTAGCCATCCTGCGCCGGCCTGACGCTGCCTACGGCCTCGTGGTGGCCGCAGCAGTGGGCAAGGAGGTGCTCGACTGGCTCTCCAACCAACGCGCTATCAGAGCAGGCTTGACCCCTACGCACGGAGTAGAATGGTTCGATGCCCTGGCAACCTGCGCCGGCGGGGCGGTGCCACTGCTCGCAAGGATGATCTGATGGATTCGCAACACCTGATCGACATTGGCCTTGCTACCGCTTGTGCGGTTACCGGCTGGTTCGCAAGGGAGTTGTGGTCAGCGGTCAAGGAGTTGAAAGCCGATCTGACCCGCCTATCGGTCGAGCTACCCAAGACGTATGTGACGCGGGACGACTACAGGTCAGACCTCAAAGAGATCCGCGACCTGCTGGGGCGCATCTTCGACAAGTTGGACGGCAAGGTCGACAGGTCATAGCAGCGCCGAGATACCCACAGTCACCATCTCGCTCTTGAGCTTCGACGGGTTGGTCTTCGCCATCACCCGCAGCGCCACCGCAGCGAACGTCTCGATTCCGGCCCAAGCGTCCTCCAGATGCGGATCATTGAGCGCTAGGATGTGCGCTCTGATCGTCAGGACGTCGGCCATGTAGGCCTCGCGGATGGCGTCTATCGCCGCTTTAGTTGGTCGCATGGGAAGTCCACTAGTTGCCATACTGAATTCGGTGCGTTGATCCTGAACGGTTTGGCTACCCGCCTCGGCGCCAGTTCCGATGCGGCCTGGCGGGCAGCGAGCCTTGCGGTCCTGCGGTCCCTGCACGCCTTGTGTTGCAACTTGCGCTTCGTCCAGCGCCCAGCGTCTAGCTCTGCCGCTCGCTCAGGTGACGCCCAGCGCGCAGTGACGCCGGAGCCAGCCACGCCCAGCAGGAGCGCCTTGCGGGCGTACCACAGAACCTTTCGAGTCTTGTCGAGCGAGATCGCCATGCGCAGATGCATGTCGACCGTGCTCACGCCGTTCGGATATTCGCGCACTAGGTTGGCGGCAAGGTGCATCAGCAATTCGGTGTCAGGATGCATCACACACACTGCGCCATATAGTCTAAATACCACGCCGCTTTTTGCAAAGACTCTTCCCCGCCCTTGTGTTTTTCCCGCCAGATGTATTTCATGGCGTTGCCTTTGCAGTAGCCCCTGAACTCTTCCTCAGTCAGCGCTGACTGGATCGCCTCGATGCACTCAACCTTGCCTTGCTTGTAGTGCGGTGGGCTTTTTACGTTGTCCTGCGCCGCCCGGTGAGCAGCCCGCGAGTCGGTGTCCGACCAGGGTTGTGTAACTTGTTCGTATTTCATTTTCCGTCATCCGTTATTGAGTTGATGTGCCGCAGCGCGCACTCGTAGTGCTTGGGGCCGTAGCTCCAGCAGTCGGGGCCGTGCGTGCCAATGTGGCCTTCCCTATCGTCTTGATACTTGAGTCGTTTCTTGAAAGTAGCAACTTCAGCCAGTGCAAAAGCTGTCGCATTGACAAGGTAGGCATTCGCTTTGCTAAGTTT